ACGGGCGAAGCCGAACCGGCCGGCAACCGATGGGATGAATACGGGCAGGTGTTCTTCCACATATACACCCCGTCCGGTTCTGGCGTGGCGTTGTCCGATCAGTATGCCGACGCGATCGTTGAGTTGTTCCGTGGCCAGACGCTGGCCACCAACATTGAATTTCACGACTTCAACGGCGATGTTGGCGGACCCGGCGACGTGAACGGCAATTACTACCGCGTGAGCGTGTCGGTCGATTGGATCATGCGCGGTGGTTGAAGCGACATGGCGCGCAGTCGAAACATTCGACACGGCAAACCGTCGCATCAAGCCGACCTTTGTGCTGGCGGATGCTGACGGAACGCTTGCGGTCGATGCCGATGGCGACACGGTAGGCGGGCTGGTCAAGTTGGTGATCAGCCGTGACGAAGTGCTTGGACCGAAACCGTTTGATGCGCTGGCGTTGTTGGAGTTTGTGGAAGTGAATTATGCTGACCTGAGCACGACCATTGCGGATGGTGCGTCGCTATCGTCCGCAGTTCCGCTTTCCCGCCGGCCCGTGCTTTGGTTCACGATCCCGAACGGTTGGGATGATGCGGTCCTTACGTTCCAGGTCTCCACGGACGGGATTACGTTCTACGAGCTTTTGACGGAAGCCGGCGCCGCTGTGTCCCTGACCGTATCGGCCGGCACCGCGACCCGAACCACCAACTTGGACCAATGGGCCGGGTTCAATTACCTCAAGATCAGGTCTGGCACCTCCGGAACGCCTGTCAACCAGTCGGGCGCCGTCACAATCCTTCTCACAGTCAGGGACGCTTAACATGCGATACGCAGTGTTGCGGCCATTCAACACGCCGTCGCGTCGTTTTGCGATCGGTGATGTTGTCTGGGCCGAGGATATCGACGGTCCCGTTTCCGTCGCAGACCGGGCCGATACCGGGTTCATCCAACCCAACGACCCTGATCATCCGGTGGCGCCGTTGACGATGCGCCGGAACGAAGCCCTGCCCCCGCCCGTCGTGAAGGACAACGAAGATGACGTCTAGCAATCGCACTCAAATCACGTCCGTTCGCGAGGTCACAGTCGGCACCACGCCGGGCACCCCGCGTATGCGGTTGCGGCGCGTCAATGGCGAGACGTTGCAGCTTGTCCCGACCTTTGCGGCGTCCAACGAAATGCGGTCGGATCGCATGGCGTCTGACATCATCCGCCTTGGCAAGCAATCCAGCGGCGATCTGCCCTACGACCTGATCTATCCTTTTCCGGATAGCCCAAACGACAGCGATCTGTGTTCCGCGTTCTACAACGATTTCACCAATCGTGCGACGCGGTTCAATGATGGGATGGCGGATAGCGTCATCACCGCCGTTGCCACGTCTGGCGAAGTCGTGACATGCACCACCGGAACGGCTTTCGTTGCTGGCCAGCTTGTGCGCCTGACAGGCTTTGGGGTGACGGGCAACAACGTCATCGCGAAATGCACCACAGGCAGCGCAACGGTCCCCGCATTCGTCGGCGCTGGCCTGACTGACGAAGCCGCCCCCGCTGCCGCCGCACGCATGAAGGTGGTCGGGTTCCAGGGCGCGTCGGGCGATATCACGGCAACGTCAACCGGCCTCGGTTCCACGGCTCTGGATTTCACCACCCTGGGCCTGGCAGTCGGGCAGTGGGTCAAGATCGGTGGCAGCGCGACGGCGGACAAATTCGCCACGGCGGCTTTGAACGGCACCGCGCGCATCACGGCCATTGGCGCCACAGCCCTTACGCTGGATCACCTCCCCACCGGATGGACCACCGACGCGGGCACGTCGAAGACAATCAAGGTTTGGATTGGCGACCAGATCAAGAACGGCACGACGCAGGTCGGCCAGACCATCGAACGCGGCTTTCTCGGCCAAGGCACGCCGAACTACTTCGTGCATGCCGGTATGGTCGTTGCACAAGCCAACATCAGCATGGCGCTCAATCAGCCGATCACCCTCGCGAACACGTATCAGGGCATGGGTGGTTCTGTCAGCACGTCGCCGCTGGATGCCTCCCCGGATGCGTCGCTTGTGCTGGCGTCCTTCCCACCGTTCGTCACGCGCGTGCATGTCGCGCGGGTGACGGAAGCGGGAACCACGATCGCCTCCCCCAACTTCCTTCGCGGTATGACCATCGTCATCAACAACAACTCGACGATGATCGAAGCCATTGACGCCGAAACGGCGCAGGGCATCACTGGCCATGCGGTGGACGTGACCGGCACGGCCGAGTTTTACTTTGGCAACAATGCGTTGCTGACCAAGTATCTGGCCGGCACCCCAACGTCGCTTTCGACCTACGCCTACAACTCGCTTTCCGGGCAGGCGCTCATCTTCGCCATCCCCCGCGTGATCTTCGCAGGCGACGGTTCCCCGAACGCGAGCGGCCGGAACGTGGACGTGATGCTTCCCCTGTCATGGACAGCATCGAAAGACGAGACGGTGACCGGCGCGATGATTACGCTGGATCGTTTCGAGTATGTGGAAAACTGATAGGAGCAACCTGTGGCGTCTCTCAATCGCATCAAGTTTGATGCGGACAAGATCAAGGAAGGCAAGTGGGTCACGGTGGAAGCGGACGGGGAACCGTTCGATATCCGCACGCGCGGCTTCACGCCTCGGTATCGTGACGCTCTGTTTCGGCTCCGCATGGATGCGGTTCGTGATATGAACAAGGGACGCGATCCCGGCGCGGAACGGGTGACAGTGGACACGCTGCCACCCACGCATGACGACGCGTGCTACGGACGCGCGCTGGCGGCGGAATGCTTCCTCGACGTGCGAGGCTTGCAGCATTCGGACGGCGGCCCGGACGTGACGGCGGATCAGTTCCGCGAAATGCTGCGCGATCCGGAGTTTTGCGGCCCGCTGGTCATCCTCGCCATGGCGGCGGCGGGGCGCGTCACAAACGACCGTGATGCACAAATCGAGGCAGCAGCGGGAAACTGACAACCCGCCTTCGCTGGCACCTAAGCGGAGGCGGAACGTCCATCACGCGATTGGCGGAGATCGAGGCGCTTATCCAAGAGGCCCCGGAAGCGGCCGAAGTGTTCGCGGATGAAATCCAGCAACTCCGCAACGAAGTTGACGACACGCCAGACCCAACCCCGCATCTGGACTGGATATGGGAAGCGTGGTGGCGCCTCGGTGACGAGCGGCCGCATATCGTAACGGGCATGTCGGCACCGATGGGCGGATCAATCATTCGTTCCGTCCCTGGCAAAATCCCGTGGTCCGTCATCGCCCATTGGTGCGACGCTCACGGGCATGGCGACGAAGACCGGGACATCATGGACAGGTGCATCCAGTCCATGGATGCGGTCTATCTGCGGTGGTGGACTGAGAAGAATAAGCCGGGGACGTGATGGCGAGCAACCACCTGACCGTTGCGCGCACGATCCGGGAATTTGTAGATGCGACGCTATCCCCGGAAGCCAGCGCGGCGCGGTTTGCTGTGGTGGCACGGGCGCGGCGTGATGAGATAATCCGGTCTGGGCAGGCGTCGGAACGATACGACACGTTCGTTGACGGCCGAGAGGGTGCCAGAGAGGAAACCACGCGGCCCGGCGGCGCGGTCGAGTATCGCTTTAATTCGTGGGGAGAAATCATCCGCGAGGCGATGCTGCAACTAGCCATGGCGTCCCCGATGGATGACGGCGACTTTGTGCGGGCTTGGACCTTGGCCGTAAACGGCAGGCCATGGACTGGCGACTATGAGGACATCCCGTTGAATGCTGACGTGATAATCGTCAACCCGCTTCCATACGCGCGCAAGATCGAGGTCGGCGCCATGACGTTGAGCGTTCCCGCCAATCCGATTGAGCGGGCGCGACAAAAGCTCATGCGTCGGTTTCGCGCCGCGTTCTTCAACAAAACCTTCGTGTTCCTGCCGTCATCTTTCGCGACATTGGGATACGAAACGCCCTACACCCTGAAGGGCCGATATCACGACAAGTCGTTCATAGCCGGGCGCCGGGAACGTGCCTTCAAATCGGGGCGCCGGTTCCATGCGCCGGGCAAAAGTCAGCAGCGAGGCCAGCAAGTGACATACCCTGCCCTCGCTATTTCGTTGACGCGCTGATGGCGACGGTAGAAACCCTCCGCGTCGAGTATGCCAGCCGCATTGCGGCGCAGGCGAAGGCGGATCAAGACGCTTTGCTTGGCATGGCGAAGGCGATGGAGACGGTCGGCGACAAGGGCAAGGTCACCGATGAAGTCTTGAAGCGGTCCACACAGACCTATGGCCGCTTGGTAAAGGACATCGACGGCGTTGCCGCTGCGACCACAAAGTTGGAGCGCGCGGAAACCGCACATGCGACCCGCGTCAATGTCGTCATGGATGCGTATCGTCGTGGTGAAATCACGCTGGCCAAGGCGCAGCAAGATATCGCCCGGCTGAACGCCAACTTTGAGCAAACCACCAACAAGATCGTCGCCTCTGGCAAAGCCATAGAGGAACGCTTCACCCCACCCCTGCAACGCAGCGTAGCGGGGATGAAATCCGCCACGGATGCGTCACGATCCTTTGCGGAACAAACCGGCCAGACCACCAGCGCAATTCGCCAGATGGGTATGCAACAAGGCGGGCTGGTAGGTGCGTTTGCCACGGGCGGCGTGTTCGCCGTCGGCATGGCGGCCGCAACGGCGGCGGTTGCCGCATTCGGAACGGCCATGCGTGCCATTCCCGTTGCAGGCGACGCGGCCCGCGCTTCGATCGCGCGCCTGTCGGCAACGGTCGGCGACATGGGCGTTGCGTCCACCGTGTTTGACAAGCTGACCGCATCCTCTCGCCAGACAGGCATCGCGGTCGCGGAAAGCGCCGGATCGTTCCAGCGGTTTTCGATCGCCGCGAGTGACGTGGGCGCGACGAATGAGCAGGTTCTAAGCCTCGTTGCCGGCTTGCAAAAGTTCGCCATCGTATCGGGCGCATCGGTGCAAGAAACCGGCGCGGCGACCCAGCAGCTTGGCCAAGCGTTGGCCTCTGGCGTTCTGCAAGGCGACGAACTGCGGTCCATCCTTGAAAATATGCCGCTGTTCGCTCAATCCCTTGCGCGGGAATTGGGCACTTCGATCGGCAACCTTCGCACGCTAGGCGCGGAAGGCAAGCTGACGGCCGAGGTTGTGTTCCCCGCCATGCTGCGCGCGGTGCAAGGCGTCGATGACGTGTTCGGGCAGATGCCTGTCACGATGGCGCGGGCGCAGCAGCAATTCGACGT